TCAGGATTCGATGCGGTAGAATACCCAGCGCGGCAGCGCCAGCGTGGGTGCCTGGCCGTCGGCCCAGGCGGGCACCGTGCCGGCATGGTGCCAGCGCGTGGCCCCGCGCGTGGGATCGGGCAGCGCGCCGCACGCCGCACGGGCGGCGACGCGGCGGCACACCTGCATCGTGGCTGCCTCGTACTCGCTGGCGGCGCGCACGCCGGCGGGAAAGGCTTCATCGTGCGCGACCGCGCGACCCAGATCGATGCCCCATGCCACCTTGCCACCGGGCTGGCGGGCAAGCCGCACGCGGTTCATCACGGTTGCGGCCAGCGCCTCCATGCCGCGCAGGCTGTAGCCGTCGGTCTCGGCCAGCAGGGCGCGGGCCAGGAATTCCACCGCGGCGTCGTGGCGATCGGCGGCGGCCAGGCGGGCTGCGCCGCTCACTGGTCGATGCCCCTGCCCTGCAGCATGATCGGTGGGCGCGGCAGGCGATCCAGCTTGTCCTCGATGCGCATCAACTGCAGCGACAGGCGGCGGTCGATGTCGCGGATCGCGTGCAGCGGCGCGTAGCTGCGGGCCACTTCCAGCTTGTGCGCGGAAAGCTCGTCGCGCAGCGCCAGCAGCGCCTCGCTTTTGCGGGACGAGGTCAGTTCGATGCGGTCACCGACCTCGCGCTTGACGGCCTGGATCATCATGAACAGCGCGCCCAGCATGGGCAGGATGATCACCGTCAGCCAGGTGGTCAGGTCGAGATCGATGCTCGAAAGGGTGGACATGGCGGGTTCTCGCGTGGTTTTCCGGCAAGTGGCCGGAGGGTTTGACGGGTTGGCACGGCACGGCGATAGGAAGGCGCGATGGTGTGGGACGAGCCCTATCTGGAGACCTGCTGCCGGGCGGCCCTGCAGCGTCTGCGACTGGCGGCCGCGATCGGGCGGCCGCCGGGCCTGAAGGACGGCCCCTGCCTGGCGCGCCTGGTCGGCATGGGCCTGGCCGAAGCCGGCGCGGATGCGCGGCTGCGCATCACCTGTGACGGCATTGCCCGGCATGCCAGCGAAATCCTGAAGCAGCCATCACGCCCGGTTGGTCAGACCGCACCGACCGGGTCGAAGGCAGTGGCGGCGTCATAGGCGGCAGCGCCCGGTCGCCAGGCCGGACGCGGCGATGCGCCGAAGTGTCGCGGCAGGCGCAGCGGCTCGGCCAGCAGGCAACCGGCCAGCGCATCCAGCCCGTCGTCGCGCAGGCCGCGGGTGCCGGCACGCCAGTCCCGCATCTCCTGAATGAGCGGCGAGGCGAACACGCTCTCATGGGCATGCAGGCTGCGCGCCGCCAAAACCGGCTCAAGCGCGGCCAGGATGCGCTCGTCCTTGTTGCGCGTGCTGGGCTGGTCCAGCACCGGGCACGACAGGCGCCGGCGGTTGAACTCCTGCTTCAGGAAACCGGGCAGGAACTTGCCGATGCCATTGCTTTCGATCGTCACGGCAGGCAGGTGCAGCTCGATCACGATGTCGGCGACCTGGCGGCACAGTTGCATCGCCGCCGCCTCGTCCGACGCGGGGTCGTGCGTCAGATAGGCGATGCGATGCAACCAGTAGCCGCCATGGTCGTCGGCGAACAGCGCCGCCAGCACGCTGGCATCGCCGCGCCCCGGTGCGCCGAAGGCCGGGTCCCAGAAGGTGCTGGCCGAAACCACGCGGGTGTTGCCGATGCGCAGTTCCGCGCCGCCATTGCCGGCACGCAGCACCAGCGGGTCGCTGTAGCGGATCAGCGAAGATGGATCGAGCCGCGCGGCATCGGGCCGCATCGGCTCCAGCATCATCTGGCTCAGGAACCGGCCGGGCCCGGCGCGCCGGCGCAGCGCATTGATAGAGTCCGGCGGGAAGCGCTCGGGCCAAAGGCTGCGGCCGTGCCGGTCCATGATGGGCAGCACCAGGCGCGCGCAATCCGCCAGGAACGGCGGGCCGGCACCGGCCGGCACCGGCCTGTCCGGATCGAGATAGATGCTGTCGGCGGTGTGCGGCGTGCCGATGAACAGCATGGTGCCGCCCGGCACCAGCACGAAGCTGGCTTCCTGCAGTCGTGCCCGCAGCAGGCCGCGCTTCATCGCGGTGTCGGCGGTGTTGGGCACCTCGACATCGTCGGCCACGATCACCTCGGCGCGGCTGCCGGTAAAGTTTGCCAGAATGCCGCGCGCCAGCATGGATGGATCGCGCGGTGCGCCACGTCGGCGCACGGTGAACCGGTCGGCAGCCCACTCCTCGGCCCGCCGCGGGCGGATCGTCACGCAAAGCGGATGGCGCTCGACCACGCGGCGCACGTTCAGCACCATCTTGGTGGCCAGGGCCTGGTCGGCCGCCAGCACCAGGATGCGGGTGTTGGGACATCGATACAGCAGCCATGCGCACCACATGCCGACCACGGTGGACTTGCCCGCTGACCGGAATGCCATCAGCAGCAGCCGCCGATCGCCTTCCGCGTGGTGGGCTTCCAGCCAGTTCGCCATGGTCAGGTGCAGCAGCGGCGTGACCTCGCCTTCCTGCGTGTTCCAGATCCACAGGAACTCGGCGAAGCTGGCGGCAACCTTCGCGGCGACGCTACCCGCCTGCGCAAGCCCGGCCGGCAGCGCCGGCAGCCGGTCATCGCCCCGCTCAGGGGGCAAGATCATCCTCCTCGTCCAGGTCGTGCATCGCATCGGCCTGTTCCGCGGTCATTTCGATAGCGGATGAAATTGCGGTCAGCGCACGGCGCGCGTCGATGATCAGCGCCATCGGCGGCTCCGACTCGTTGATCGTGGGCGTGGCCGAGCGGATCAGGCGCAGCAGCAGATCGAGATGCACCAGCGCCGCCTTGCACGCCGCATGGTGCGCGGCGAAGGCCTTCGGCTCCTCCGGCACGGGACTGGCGGCGAAGACGCAGTACGATTCCGCCACCTCCTCGGCCAGATGCGCAAGGCGAGAGGCAAGCCGGGCCGACGTCGTCATGGGTGCTCCTTGGTCACTGCGAGAGGCGGGCGCCGATCCGCTCGATCGGGCAGCGTCAGGTCCGGGCGCGTGCGGCGAAGGCCGGCGGCGCGTAGGCGACGGCGATTGCCGATACCGATGCCGTGGCCGAGCTGGAGAGCGTGGCGCGCGCCGCCACGGCATTCCACGTGCAGCCGCCATCGGTGATGCCGTTGCCGCTGCCGGACGGCCCGGTGACGCCCGAGGTGCCGGCGACGGTGCAGACATAGGCAACACCCAGTCGCCCCACGACCGCACCGGCGCCATAGGCCGTGCTGACTGCCCACGGGGTCTGCAGGGCGCCATCCAGCCGCTGCACGGACGCGACCGACGCCGCCGTGACGGCGCCGGCCACGCTGATCCACTCGCCCACCGCAAGGTTGCCGGTCGCGGACAGGAACAGTCCCGCAGTGCCGGTGAAGCTGGTGCCCGACACGCCCGCGAGTGTTCCGAAACTGCCGGCCGTGGTGCACTCCCAGGCCGCGGGGCCGGTCACCGGATCGGCATTGCGCAGCCAGGCGCCACGCTCCCACGTCGCACTGGCCGGTGCCGCCGTGGCGATCGCGACCAGGCCGGGGTCCTCCTCGGCGTGACCAGGGAAGGCGCGGGGCATGTGGGCCTCGACACAGAACAGACGCAGGCTGGTGACATCCGCCACGCCGGAGGAGCTGGCGGTGATGCCGACCCAGATGGTGGCGACGCTGGCATCGACCTCGAAGTACAGCGGCGCAAAGGCATCGAAGCCCGTGGTAAAGCCGCCCATGCTGACCAGCAGGCTCATCGGCCGGCTGCCGCGTACCGGCTGGCCGGTGGTGATCAGCCGGTCCTCGGCATCGAAGCAGCGCACCAGCATGCGACCCGCCTGGACCTGGTTGTCGAGGCCGTAGGCGAACAGGAAGCGCTTGGCCTGGCGCACATCCACGCAGGTGCCCACGCCACGGCCGGAGCTGGCAATCCGAAGCGAGGCGGGGCGCAACTCGAAGCTGTTGAGCTGGCGGAAGGTGTTGAGCCGCCGCTCCGGCGCCGGCGACGAGGCCACCAGCGAGCAGCCCTGCACGAAGACGCGCGTGGCGTCGTACGGGTTCGCGGCGCGGCGCAGATCGGGCGCCTGCCAGACCAGCTTCAGCGGCTGGTCGGCGGCGGCAAAGCGATCGGTGCCGTTGGCGATCTTCAGCACGCTGCCTGCAAGGTTGCCGCGGCTCTCGATGAAGTGGCCGCCCAGCGCATTGCCCGCGCCGCCCTGGCCGCCGACGAAGGCCAGGTCATAGGTGTTGCCCAGCGCATCGCCGAATTCGCGGGCGAAGGCGCGGCCGGCGCCCTCGTTGCGCGCCGCCAGGAACTGGTTGGCGCGGCCCGAGACCTCCATCAGCACCGAAACGCAGTCGTGGCTGGCCTGCAGGTAGTCCCAGCGCACTGTGCCGTCGATGATGCCGGCGGCGGTGCCGGACGGCGCGACCGTGCCGGAGGTGCCGGCTTGAACGCAGGCATAGATCGCGCCGCCGGCGCCGCGCACGCGGTTGCCCACGGCATAGACCGTGGCCGGCCACCAGTCCGGGATCGCCTTCAACTCGAAGCTCGGGTTCACGAAGACGTTGTTGTTGTGGCTGTCATAGCCGCCCGTTTCCTTGCTGAAGCGCACGCCGTAGCGATCCAGCAGCGGGTTGGTCGTGGTGGCCATCTGGAACGAACCGCCGGTGAAGACGTTCTGGTTGTTCCAGCCGCCCACACCGCAGCGCAGGTCGAGCGCCACCTTGTTGTTGAACAGCCGGCCCAGGGCGACGCGGCAGTAAACAAGCCCCGAGCCATCGCCCAGCAGCCGCGCGCCGATGGTGAAGCCCTCGGTATGCTCGATGCCGATGTCGCAGGCATAGGCATTGACGATCAGGATGCCGATCTCGGCCTCGCTGGCCCAGGTGGACAGCGTGGCGCGGCGGGCGCGCAGGCCGGTGTAGCGGCGACCCCACAGGCGATCCGACCCGTTGCGGCCGATCCGCAGTGCCGTGCCCGTGCCGGCGAACAGGATCTCGCCCCGCATATGCAGGCCGAACGCCTCGTTCGCCAGCGTGACGGTGGCGGTGGTGCGGTAGGTGCCGTCAGGGATGAGCACGGTGCCGATGCGCGAGGCCGCCGCGTTGAACGCCGCCTGGATCGCCAGCGTGTCGTCGGCCACGCCATCGCCGATCGCGCCGAAGTCGCGTACGCTGAGCGTTTCGGCGAGCTTCGCCGCCACCGTGCCGCTACCCGACACGGCGGTCGGGTTGAACAGCACGTTCTCGGCCTGGCCGATGCCAGACGTGGCATCGAACATCGCGGGCATGCCATCCGCGCCGAAGCCCAGGATGCGGTTGGTGCGCAGCGCGCGCGGCGGCAGGACCGGCGTGCCGGTGGGATCGGACGGGTCCAGTTGCAGCGTGCGCGAGGCATCGTCTGACAGTTGCTGGATCGCGGCAGTCTGGTAGTCGAGCTCGTCGTTCAGCACGCGGGCGCGGAGCTCGCCATTCTCCTGGAAATCGCTGGTGCGGCGGATCGCCAGGCGCCGGCGAAGGGTCACGGCGGTGCCCGCGGTCGGCGCCGCGGTGAACACGCACGTACCCCCCTGGCTTTCGCCGGCGCCATGCACAGCGAAGCCCGTGGTGACGCGCGTGGCGCCGAGCAGGACCTCAAGGTCCGCCGCCGCGAAGATCGCGAATGGATAGGTGAAACTGGTGGCGACGCCGTCCGCGACATACTGGATGCGCGGCGCCACGTCGTTGATCTGGATGTGCTGGGCCATGGGGAGGGGTTCCCGGGATATCGGGTTCAGGACACGTCAAGCAGCGAACGCAGGCCGGAGCCGATGCTGTTCGCCCCGCGCACCGCGCGGCTGAAGCCAGTCAGTGTGCCGTCGCTGGACAGTAGGCTGCGGCGCCCGGCCGAAAGCCGCGCGGCCAGCGCCTGCTGGTCGGCCTGGTCATCCTCGGCGGCTTCCTGGCGCATGCCGTCGATCAGCGCCTGGCCCGAGCCGTCATCGGCGCTGGCGCCGGACGCGGACAGCCTGGCGCGGGTCGAGGCGATGGTCTTGGCCAGCAGATCCTGGCGTTGCGCGGCGCGCGCCTGGGCCTGGGCGCGCAGCGCGCCGGCCTGTTCCTTCTCGGCGGCACCCTGGCGCTGGGCCTGGTTCACGCTTTGCGCCACGCCCGCGGCGGTGGACGCGATCGTGGCAATGGTGGCGAGCTCGGCCATCAGTCGGTGACCTTGAGTTCTGTGGTGACGGAAAGCAGCGTGGCGGGCAGCGGTGCCGCACCTTCAACGCGCCAAAGCGGGCTGGTGGCGTCGGCACGCCAACCCAGGGCGCGCAGCGTGCGATCGCCGCTGAACGGCTCGGGCGGCCGATCGAGCACCTCCGGGCCCAGCCGGCGGAACGGCACCTCGATCGCGCCGCGGCCAAGATCGACCGACAGCGCCGCGGTCTCCAGCAGCCGGAAGGTCACGGACACCAGGCGCAGCGGTGCTGCCTTGGCGCCCGCAGCACTCAGCATCTCCGGCGGCAGCGGCTCGATGCGGTGGGTAAACGGCAGGCCGGCCGCGACGGCGCTGGCAGGCGGATCGACGTCGATACCGCCGGCGGTGACCGTTGCCACGCCGCGCGGGGCGCCGTCGGCCAGCACGCCGACGCTCCGACCCTCCAGATGATCGAGCCCGGTCCAGCGCGCGCGTGGCGTGGTGGCCGTGCCGGTCACGCCGGCATCCAGGCCAAGCCCTGCGTCCAGGCGTTCCAGGAAGACCGCGGCCCCACGCTCGACCACGACATAGACAGCGCCGTCGATCTCCGCGATCGAGCGAAACGCGCCATCGGTATCCTGGCGCGTCCAGGCGGTCACCTGTTCGGCGCGATAGATCGTGAGCGTGGCGAGCCGGCCATCGCCCATGACGATGTGCAGCAGGCGCCGCGCCTGGTCGAAGGCCATGGCCTGCGGGCGGTCCACCAGATGGCGGGACACGAGCGCCAGGTCGTTCGCCTGGTAGGCCTGCTCGACATCCGTATAGACGAACTCGTGCAGGCTTTTGCCGCCGCGCGCAGCGAAGATCGTGCTGCCATCCACATCGACCGGCGGCACCATGCGGTCGGTGGCGCTGCCCACGCGGGTTTGTCGGTGCAGCTGGATGTTGCCGGGGGTCAGCGGTTCGCCGCTGACCATCCACTCGGCGCCGGAGGTGAACACCTGCAGGTGGCGGCCTGAGAACACGGCGCGGATCGCGTTCACCTGGTCGCTCATCAGCGCGAATTCGATCGCCTGGTCGTCAAGCCCGGTGCCAAGGTCGAAGTTGAACAGGTCACCGCTGCGCGATAGCCACAGTCGGTTCGGCAGGTCGCGGGCGCCGCCGATCACCAGCCGGTCCTGGTGGAAGCACAGGCTGACCGGCCAGCCTCGGGCATTGCTGAAACTGGCCTCGTCCCAGTTGGTGGTTGGCGCCGTTCCGGTCAGCGTCTCCAGCACCGTGGCGGTCGCACTGGTTGCCGTGGCCACGGCGGTGATGCGTACCCGGCGTGCGTTCAGCCGCAGCGTGGCGCCGACATGGCCGGCCACAAACAGGCCGGCCGACGCGCTCAGCGTGATCGTGCCGCCGGTGCCGCTCGCGCCGAGCGTCACCGCCTCGTCGGCGAAGCGATGGAAGGGTTCGGCGGCAAAGCTCCAGGGCGAGATCTGCCAGCTGGTGTGGCTGGTGCGCGTGACCCGGCGTGGTGCCACATCGGGGTGCGCCAGCAGCAACGTATCGGCGCTTTGCGTCCACCCGACCTGGCCGATCTGGGCGGTGGTGAAGGGCGAGGGGATGGTGGCGACCGGCACGTCGTCGCGGAATACCGTGATCAGCCCGTTGGTGAGCGCCAGCAGGTAGGTCTGCTCGGTCGAGAACTCGAACGGGATCAGCCGCGCCGGGCCCGGCAGCGACGCCAGGAAGCGCAGGCCGGGGCGGCGCGCGACCCCGCCGGTCGGCAGGATCATCACGTTGCGCAGGCTGCGCGCGCCATTTTCATAGGCGCGCAGGTCCGGCCTTCCACCCAGCTCCGGGGCCAACTCGCCGGCGGTGAAGCTGGTCTTGATGCGGCGCAGGTTCGCCATGCGCCTAGCCCCGCGCCGTGATCAGCGGGAAATCGGCCAACGCCGGCGGCAGGTCCTGTTGGCTGTCCGTCAGGCGCGCGGCCTTGAACTCCCGCTCGGCCAGCTCATAGAGGAACTGCGCGCGCGAAGAATTCTCGGTCAACGGGATGGTGAATTCGGCGGCCAGGCGCGCGATCAGGGCGCTCGCGAAGAACGGCGGCAGCGCCTCGTCGCTGGGGCGAAAGATGTAGGTCAGCACCACGCCGTCCACGTCGGCATGCAGCCGGTTCTCGGCGATGCGATAGGCCACGCCCGAACCGCGGCCGCCGGTGCCCTGCACAGCCTGCCCGGCGGACAAGGCGCGCAGGAAGTCGGCCGGCAACTGGAAGGCATTGGCATAATCAGCCACCGGCGCCGCGGCCAGGCGCGGCAACAGGGCCTGGCCGGTGGCGAAGCTCCACGGATAGGCCGAAAGCAGCGCATCGCGCACGGACGGGTACAGGTTAGCCGCGACCTCGGCTTCCGCCGTGCCTTCCTCAAAGGAGGCGATGGTGGACGCGCCGATCTTGAGCAGCGCGCGGGAGCACATCGCGAGCGCGGAAAGCGCCATCGGACTGGCCTCGGTGACTGGGGGTGGGGGCAGGGTGGACCGGCAGGTGGGCAGGCCGGGTGGATGCGGCGTTCCGCATCCACCCGCAGGCACGTCACGTCGTATCGGGCGAAAGGCTTAGGTGCGCGTGATCTCGATCAGCATGGCGCAGCGCGCGGCAGCACCGCCGGTGCCGGCCTGCGCCACCGAGATGGCCTGGCCGACAATCACGCTGTTGCCGCCGGTGGGCACCGAGGCAAACGTGGTGCCGACCGGTGATGCCGTGACCGAAATCTGGCTGCCGGTGATCAGCGTGCCAGCGATGCGCGGGCTCAGTGTCACCGTGGAGGTGGTCGCGCCTTCAAGCACGGCACGCACCGCGGTGACCACGCCGGACGCCGGCGCTACCACGAAGCTCTCGCTGGCCGTGGCCAGGCTCGCGATCGACAGCTGGAGGTAGTAGCGGCCCTCCTCGACCGGATGGCCAACCACCACGCTGCCGGCCACTGCCGAGATGACGCGCTGGTGGCGCGCGCCATCGATGCCCACGACCGTGATCAGGTCGTTGCGCATCAGCATGTCGCCGGCAGAGTTGAAGTATCCGCTGGCGGAAACCTGGGCCAGCGTGTCGGTCGCCGACTTGTAGTGCCACAGCGTGAAGCCATTGGCGTACGACAGCACCGACAGGTCGCGGAACAGGAAGGGCATGTTCGCTACTCCCGGCAGCGCAGGCGTACGATGCCTTCGCCGTCCACCAGGACCGCGCCCTGGCTCATGGAGTTGTTCACGAAGAATGCGGCGCGCTCGCCGTGCCAGGTGATGTCGGTGCTGACCTCGGCGCCAACCGCATGCGCGATCGCCGTGCGGTGGAACCAGTAGCCGTAGCGCGTCGTGCCGACCTTGGTCAGGCCCGAGTGCGGCATCCAGGTGGTGCCCAGCCACTTCTTGGCCTGTGTGCCCTTCCAGGGCAGCTCGGCATCGCCCACGTACTGCGTGTTGGCGAATTCCTGGATGTTCAGCAGGTCCGACCACTGGCGCCAGCCGACCACCGCGTAACGCTGGCCGTCATCCGGCACATCGACGCTGCCCAGCATCTCGAACGCAGCCAGCACCTTGGCCTTGGTCAGGCCCACAGTGTCGGCCAGGTCGCCGGTGCCGGTCACTTCGCGCGTGCCCAGATCCATCGCGGCGATGATCAGCTCATCGGTCTTGCGGCCCAGCGCATAGGCGCCGGCATTCGCCACCACCGTGCGCTCGTCGTGGTTGACCTTGATCTCGTCCAGCTTGTCGATCCAGTCGCCGGCGTAGAAATCGGTCAGGAAGCATTCCACCGGGGTGTGGTCGATGCTCATCACCGGCACCTGGCCATGGCGGGCCTTGGTGCCCGCGACGCCGCGGCCGACCTTCTGGAACACGGTGGAAGCGCCGCGCACGCCGGTCTTGGAGCGCACGACAGGGCGGAGTTTTGACCCGAGGCGCTGATACGCCTCGTGGACTTCGTTCTGGAACTGCTTGACGAAGGCCTGGTCGATCGAGATGGACATTTTCGGCCGTTCTCTTTCGAAGGTTGCGGGGGGAAGTCGAAGCGGGCGAGCCAAACCGCGCTCGGCCTTGTCGTTGCGCGTGTTTGCGCAGCACGGGGCCGCCAGCGGCGATCACCGCCGGGCCGACTGCCGAGGCAGGCGGTTTTCCGGTGGTGCGAACGGTCAAGGGGGCCGGACGCCCATGCGCGCGGGGAGGGGGCGGCGCACGGACGTCCGGCGAACGCGGGGCAAGGCGCGCGGCGCGCGGGGGGTCGCGCCGGGAGCATCGCGCCACGGGCCGGCCGGCAGGAGCTGCCCGGCCAGGCCCGAGGTGCCCCGCGATCGGGGGGTCTTGGCTGGTCGCGATTTCCGAACCGGCAGGTTTCTCAACCTGCCCTGAAGTCGCTCAGCTGTTCGGGAACAGGCGGCGGAAGCCGTCCGTGACACGGTTCACGAAGTCAGGCTCGCGCTTCTGCCAGTAGCGCGGGTCGCGCATCATCTGGCGCAGGCTTGCCTCGTCGGCCGCAGGCGTCGCATCAGAACGGGTGGCCAGCTTCGGCTCACCTTTTTCCATCATGCGGTGCATCGCGACCACACCGTCATGCGTGGCGGCCAGCGCCTCGAACGCCGCCGGCGCCAGGTTGGCACGCCCCCAGGCGGTGATCTGCGGTGCCAGGCGGGCGAAGGCGTCGGCGCCGCCGAAGGTTGCCGCCAGGCGCTCGCGCTCGCGGTCCGCCTCGAATTCGGCGGCGGCCTCGGCGATCAGCGGCAGCAGCCGCTCGGCGGCCAGGTCGTACACCAGCTGTGCCTGGCGGGGCGTGAAGCCCGCTTCGTGCAGCTTGGCGTTGATTTCGGGATCGGGCGCGGTCAGCGCGTGCTTCGGCTGGATATCGTAGCCATCCGGCGCATCCGGCACACCCAGCGCCTTCAGGAATTTTGCGCGCGCCTCCACATCGGAATCGTCGGCCGGGATCGCCACCATGCGCGCCATGCGGCGCTCCAGCTCGCGATAGCTTTTCAGCAGCGCGTCGATGCGGATCTCGCCCTTCTCGGCATCCCAGAATTTCTCCGGCACATCGGCCATGCGGCCGGACGTCTTTGCGGGCGTGGACGATGCGACCGGGCTTTCATCCGGTGTCAGCAGGTTCTCGGGCATGACGATTCCTCGTTCTCAGGCGGTCTTCGGGGCGTCAATCGGCAAGGCGGCACTCGGCAAAGCTGGGGTCGGCACGTTGGGTTCAGGCGTGCTGGCGCGCAGCAGCGCCGGTGCCACGCCGAAGGTGCGGGCCAGCCAGCGCGCAGCTTCCGCCGCGTCGATGGCGGCCGCGGCGTCGGGGCCAAGCTTGCCCGCCGCCTCCAGCCACAGCAGCGTGTTCGCCGCGTCGGCGCGCGCCTGCACCTGGGCCAGCGGGCTGCGGTATTGCAACGCCACGTTCTGCCCATCCGGCACGTGCGCGCGCGGGATCAGGCCGCGGCGCGCCAGGATCATCGCCGCGCGTTCGACCAGCGGCGTCAGCAGCTCGGTCTGCAGGCGGCCGTACACAGCCCCCAGCAGCCGTCCCATCTCGGCCGACCGCTCCAGCACTTCGGTCGCCGTCATGGCGGGGCCCTGCACCGCGCCCAGCCGGTCGGCCAGCAGCGCATGGCGGATTCGTCCGCGCAGATCGTCGAGCACGAGCTGCGAGACGTCGAACTTGCCGGGCGCGGCCAGTGGCGTAAGGCCGGCGCTGCCGACAGCCTTGGGAATGATCGCGCCGGGAACCAGGCGGATATTGGCCGGGTTCAGCACGCCATCATCCTCAGCCTGCCAGATGCCGGCGACCGCTATCGAGGCGTTCTTCAGTGTCAGTTCCACAACCTTGTTGGCGGTGCGGATATCGGGCAGCGCCTTCATCACCGGACTGCGGCCATAGCTCTCGCCAGGCGCCCGCAGCCAGCGGAAGGCGATGTAGGGCGAGGTCGCAAAGTGGCCCTCGGCCAGCAGGCTCGCAGCGCCCGCGCTGTCCTCCAGCACGGCGGCGAAGCGAAAGTTCGCGCCATCAGCGATCACGGCTTCGACCACCGCGTATCTTTCGGTGGCGTCGGCGCCCTTACGGGTCAGCGCAGCAGGCACCTTCGCATCCGGATAGCGCGCCACGATCTCGGCCAGCGTCAGGCGCTGGCTGCGATACACCGTGTCGAGGCGGCCAGAGGCGCCTTCCGCAAGCACGGCCTGCGCCAGCGGCACCGCGGTGAAGCGCAGCACACTGGCCTCGCCCGGGGCAGTTTCCTCGACCTGCAGCACGGCGGTGCCGGCAATCACCAGGTCAAGGAAAGCCTGGTGCATCTCGACCGCGAAATTGGCGCGATCGAAGGCCGCGGCCAGCGTGTCCGACGAGGCATCAAGTGCCTGGTTGGCCTGCTGCGCGCTGTCGCCGGTGCCAAGCGCGCGGGCGGGTTCCAGACCGAACCATCGCACCCAGGGGGGCGTCAGCTCGGCCAGCAGGCTTGCGGCCAGCTGCTCGGCGGCGTCGGCGCCCGTGCCGTCATAGATCGGCACGCCGCCCTGGCCGGGGCGGCCAGGCAGGCAATGGTCGTAGCAGTCGCGCCACAGCGGTTCCCACGCGGCGCGCTGCGCGGCCGCACGGCGGAAGCCTTCCAGCACGGCGTCAGCGGATCGGGTCTGCATGGTCATTCGCCGAGCAGCGACTTGCGCGGGGCAACAGGCAGGCCGGAAGCGGCGACGCCGCGGTCCGAGGTCGTGACCGTGGCGGACAGGCCGCGACGACGGCGTTCATCGGCGGCGGCGCGTGACGGGTCGCCTGTGCTGGCCGCATCGGGTGCGGCGGCGGTCGCTGCCGCGGCGGCGACCTTGGGCACGCGGAACAGCCCACCCATCGGCATCTCCTGGTTGCTGGCGAGATCAGGCCTGGCCCAAAAAGCCGCGGGGCCCGTGCCGATCCGGCAGCGGGCCCCGCGAAGGCTTGGGACAGGGAGGAAGACGGCGGGCACAGAAATCCCGTCGTCGAGGGCAGTTGTAGCGCTGCCCGGTTGGCGTGTCAAGTATTATTTCCTATATTCTTCTGCTGCTGATACAGGCGACGGAACAATTGCCAGGGCGTCAGCACCAGCGGCGCGCGCTGCCCCAGCAGACGGAGACAGGCGGTGACGCAGGTAAAGGGCGCCAGGGGCGGCAGCAGTTGCGGCGATGGCGGGCGCGGCCGGAACGGCCCCAGCACGCGCATACCACGACCCGAAAGCTGCCCCGGCACGTCGGCAAGCGGGTCTTCCGAAAGCCGCACCACCACCAGGCGGCCGCATAGCGGGTCCACGGCGACCCAGCCGCAGGAATCGCGAATGGTCGCGAAGCAGTGCCGGAAGTCGGTGCGGAACAGGCGCAGCCAGGGCAGGCGGCGCACCACGCAGGCGGGGCTGCCTGCAAACACGATCCAGATCTGCTGGTCGGCTGGAAGCCGGCCCTGCGCCGCGGTCACGCAACAATTCCCTTGGCCCGCAGCGGCCATTCCAGGCGCGTCAGCGCCTCGCGCCACAGCCGCAGCGCGCCGCGATCGCCGGGGTGCCGATGATCGGGGGCCACGCCTTTGTCGCCGAACTCCTTCAGCACCTTGACGTGCACCAGGTCGATCCGGCGCTGGCGATACAGCCGGTCCAGGCAGCGCACCACGTCGTCGGGCTCGCAGGGGCGCGCCGCACGGCCCAGGCCGGAGATGATGCGGGCGCCGGCGGCGCGCGCCTCCAGCGCCGCGGCGGTCCAGAACCAGGCCTCCTCGCTGCTGTGGAAGGGCTCGACCGTGTTCATCGTGGCGCGGATGGGGGCACGGGAGGCGTGCGGGGCTGGCAT